GTGTTCACCTCCTTTTTATTATAAAAATAGCATAGCACTGAAAAAACGGAATGTCAACGGAAAAAGTTTTTTAAACGAACAAAAATGACTTGACAAAATTCTTTTAAACAACTATCATGTTTTTAGAACGAACAAAAGAAAGGGGATGCGGAATGTTGGAGAGACCCAGGCGAAGAGTTGGAGGAATAGACGAATTTATGATCCAACGAACAGCAAGACAGATTTTAAAAGAAATGCAGGAATGCGGATGGACTCAGGGAGAGGCTGAGTTACTTCCGAAGTATTTAGAATCTGCGATAAAACAAAATAGCGAACGGATCAGAAAACTGAAACCATTCGCTATTTGCGAGATTACAGAAGAATCTCCTTGACTTCCGAAACGGTTCTGTCGTAGTTAGCGGCAATCATTTCAAGAGTCATTTCGGTATCATCAGGGTGCAGTTCCTTATGAATACTGTAAAGTAGAGCAATATTGTGAATTGCAATTTCTTTTTCGCTCATGTAGTAGTCTCCTTTCTTTAGTTTTCAGTCTCTGGTCCAGACTGATAGCTAAAGTATAGGAGAGAAGAAAGAAAAGCACAAGCCGAAACGGTCAGTAATAACCGTCAGCCGGAGATTAACCACCCGGCTCCGATGATGGCAGGTTAAAGAGAGGAGGCGAAAAACAATGAGAATCCATGAAGCAGTAGAAAAAGCACTGAAAGAAAAAAGCCCAATTACAAGAACTGGTTTACGTGATTTTGGGTTCGGGATTTTTCCAACAGATTCCAGCGACTGCTGTTATCTCATTCCAAAAGATGAGAAACAGCAGCCTGCAAGATGCTGGAATCCAACGGCCAATGATCTGCTGGCTGACGATTGGGAATTAGTTACCAAGGAATAAACTTGGAAACAAAGTCAGCTACAGATAAAAAAGTTTCTTTGGGAAGATCTTCCATGTAAGCAATTGCATCATTTGAGAGAACACAATGATAGACTTCGTTGTCTGCGTACGTGTTTTTCAAATAATTATTCTTACCGAGCTGTCTTAAAGAATGATCTATATCTTCGTAAGGCATTTCAGGGAAGAAATTTTCATGGATAGATCTTCCGGAAACAAAGTTGCTGGATTCTGAAATTGATAAACCGGTTTTTCTGCGGTTCAGATATTCAGAATACAGTTTGTATAAAATCTGTTTGTCCTGTTTTGTAAGTAACATCTGTTTGCTCCTTTCTGTGTACTCGGATGAAAAAACATCCTGTATTTACAGAATAGGGGTGGAAGTCAAAATAATCAATCAGATTCGTTCGACAATCTGATTAAAAATTTATAAAGAAGAGGAGATGAAAGATATGTCACAGAAGAACATGGAAGTAATGTTGAACATGGAAGACAAAGCCGAAGCAGAAGAATTAACGACATTTTTGAAGTCTGTAAACATCACAAAGCAGACACTGATGGATACATTCCTGAAAGGCGTCAAGGTGGGTGCAAGCATGTCGGCTCAGAAAAAGCCGGCATAAGGGAGGGACGACCTTGATTGAAAGATGGAAAGATATTCCAGGATATGACGGCAAATACCAGGCGAGCACAGAGGGGAACATCCGGAGAACTTTGAAATCCGGACAGTTTCGCAGCATGACTCCCTATCACAAAAAAATGAAAGGGAGTCAGCGCCTGGTTGTGAAGCTCACAAAAGACGGAAAAGCGAAAGAGGAGATAGTTCTCTCCCTGATTGCAAGGACGTTTTTAGGACCTGTTCCTGACGGTGCGGTTCCGTATCATAAGAACGGAATGCAGTCTGAGAATCACATAAACAATATAGCATACATACCCAGACAGGAACTTGGAAAGCTGACCGGTTACAGTTCCAGAAATAAAATAGTCGTGAAATTGGACAGTTGCGGACAGGATGTGGAATATTACAGATCTGCGAGAGAAGCAGCGAAAAAGAATTTTTTGAGTCGACAAGCTATCACTGATCGTTGTAACGGGAAAACAAAACGCGGACCGGCTCCGGATGGATACGAATATGCCTGGGACAACAGCGAAGCAAGCCGACGCAAAGCAATAAGACGCCTGGAGCTGGCTGGCGGATATACACCAATGCCGACAGCTCCTGCAGTAGAATTTGAGTTTTAGGAGGGGGAAGAAGATGGAAACACAAGGAACATTTAACGCGGTAAGGTTCTACGAAACTCTTGCCGCGATCCTCTCAAAGAAGCATGGCGTTGAGATCACCGTAAAGGTAAAGGAAAAGCCAAAAGAAAAAGAGGAAACAGCTTGAACTATGACAACTACATAAGGAGACAAAAAAGAAATGGAACGAAAAATAATAATTTCATTGGTATCCGGGTACCTGGTTTCTATGCTGCCGATCTGGACGATCGACAGCAGAATGCAGGAAATCCTCCTGACATTTGCAGTATCTTTCTGCATCCTCTCCGGCTTGATCTGGATTGAGGAGAGGATACAGGACATGAAAAAAGCCCTCACGTCCGCCAACGTGAGAGCAAAAAGAAAAAACAACCTTTTCAAATAGTATAAAAAAAATACGGGGAAATGTCAAGGCGGACCGGGAATGATAAAAAAAGATTTTGATGGCTGGATTGAATTTGTGGAGAAAATCGTAAAAGCAGATAAGGAAGAGACTGCAAGACTCTGCTTAGAACGTACACAGTTATGGGTAGATAAATTGCAGAAAAATCTGGAGATTATGCCGAGCGGAGATATAGCGTTTGCCATAGTTGCATTACATATCATCACAGAAGGAATCGAAAAAGAAAACCCAGAGGCGACAGCTATATCAAAAAGATTGATTAATGGCATAGGTTTTGAAACTAAGTCAGGAACAATTCACGACATGACGGAAGCAGCCGCGAGAACATATTTTGAAGCAATGAAAAAAGATATTATGTAAACCAGAAGACGGCAACACCGGATCCTTGAAAAATCAATGAAAGTAAGTCGAAAAAGCAGGGGAACGAAAGCCCCTGTTGCTTACTTGCTAAGAGTATTAAAGATGGATTCAAAACAGGGGATACGATAATGAGTTACATGTGTAAAAGAATGAGGTTCCGGAATGCCATAGAGGTGTATGAATATCACACAGCAAAGTATGGAGCACCAGGACAGGAGAGGCAGAAGAAAAAGAAAGCCACTCCGGAACAGATGGCAAAGAGGAATCGCTACAACAGGGAGAGACTGGCAAGGTGGAAGCTCCGGAACAACTTCGACGTAGATGATTATTTTACAAGATTATCATACGAGAAGGACAAAAGACCGGAATCCATGGAAGAAGCAAAGGAAGACTGGAAAGCATTCCTGCAGATACTCAGAAGGGAATACAAAAAAAGAGGAGCAGAACTGAAATGGATGCGGAATATAGAAGTCGGCACAAGGGGAGCCTGGCACATTCACATCATTGTGAACAGAATCCCTGATACAGACGTTATTCTTGCGAAGGCATGGAAACATGGACAGATACAGAACCAGCTTTTGTATCAAAAAGGTGAGTTTGAGAAACTGGCCAACTACATAACGAAGACACCGGAGACGGACAAGAGGCTGAGAGAGGCAAACTATTCCGCATCACGCAACCTTCCAATTCCGGAGCCAGAGAAAAAAGTGTATAAACACTGGAAAACATGGGGAAAAGTCAGAGTGCCAAAGGGCTGGGAAGTGGGAAAAGACTCTCTGCATGAAGGAATAAATGATCTGACAGGATACCAGTACAGATCATACACTCTGATCAGAACGGTTCGATTGCCGAAACAGGAGAAGAAAGCAAAGAAAAAGAGGGAAAGGGCATGAAGGTAAACATATATCTGGAGACAGATAAACAGTCCCAGGAATGTATGCAGCGTAAATACGGGTATGTGATCGAAACGATATACAAAGGCACACCGATAACCAGAGAGGGATTCGGAAACATTGAGGGAACATATCACAAGACGAACCTGCAAGCCTTTATAAAAGCCCTGGGACATTTTCGCAAAGAATGTGAAGTATGTGTATATACAAGAGACGCATTTGTTGCAACGCGGATCCTGAAAACTGACGACATGATGGCAGCAGGATTCAAGGACACAAAAGGAAAACCGATAAAGAACGCCCAGGAGTGGGAGGCAGCCTGCAAGAAGTTGCAGGAGTGCAAGATCACAATATCCTCGCAGACTGGGAAACATACATATTCAGCATGGCTACAGGAGGAAATGAAGAAATATGAAGCCGGAGGAAATATGGGGGAAGGGATGGAGCCTGAGACCGGAACAGAACCTGGCAGAAATGGAGTATCTGGGTGAGATCATTAAATCCGGATACAGATTCACATACTACAAAGACCGGAAAGGAGGGATTTACTTTGAAAGCGAACCAGAAGGAGGAAAACCTGAATGGATGCGCCGCGCCGACGAAGACCGAAAGCGAAGGAATAGACACAGACATTGAAGCCATGGAGACTTACATCTGCGACAATATCTGTCAGTATAGAGAAAAGACAACAAGCCAGGAAGCACTTGAGTATTATTTCTGCAGTTCGTGCGAAATGAGTAAGCACATAAGCAAAATAAAAGCAGAATATGACAAAATCAATTCTTTTGACCATAGTGAAGCATGGAAACTTATGCAGAAGTACAGAAAAATTACGCTCTGCAAAGAATGCGCGCAAAGACAACATCTGAAATCAGGAAGAAGCATATGCGGAATTTATGGCACTCTGGGAGGATTCCTGGAAGAAGACGAAGGATGTAGCCGGGGCGAAGAATGGGAATAACAAAGAAAAGGGGAAACGATTATGAGAACAATCGCAGTAATAAATTTAAAAGGCGGAGTGGCTAAGACGATCACATCAAACAGTATTGCGTACATCCTTGCAAACCAGGGATACAGAGTGCTCCTGCTTGACAACGATAAGCAAGGGGATGCATCGAGAGGATTGAACCGACGCACCCAGGATGGAGAGGGCATTGACAGGATCATGACGACGCGGCATCCGGAAGACTGGATGCACAAGCTCATCAAAAAAACAGATTTTGAGAATCTGGACGTGCTCCCGGCAAACATGCGTCTGCTTACAGCAAATCAGACGGTCATGCTGGATCAGACACGCCCGCAGCAGTATCGTATCAAGAACGCACTCGAATGTGTCAAGGATCTGTATGATTTCTGCATCATTGACAACGCACCGGATATTAATATCTCCACGATCAATGCGCTGACAGCGTGCAATGATGTATTGATTCCTGTCGAAATCGACGACAACACCGGAGAGGGACTACCGGAGCTTGTCAATCAGATCCGGTATACGCGAGAGGACCTGAACGAAGATCTTGAGAATTATTGGATCTTTATCACGAAATACGACAGAAGAAACGAAGCGCAGCGACAAGGGCTGGAGCTGATCCAGGCAGCAGAATACCCGATGTTAAAAACACGTATCAGATATTCCAGAAAAGTATCAGAGTGTACATACGCGAGAATCCCGATTCCGAAGTACTCACCGAGATCTTTAGCTGCAAAGGACTATGAGGACCTTGTAACAGAGTATATTGCAGAGCTGAACATATCAGGAGGTGAGGAGTAATGGCTTTTAACCTTGCCGATATGGTTGCGAAACGTCCGAAACAGATACAGGAAGAAAACTCAAGTGATACGGTGTACAGAGACGTGTTCAAACTAATCCCATCGAAAGCGAATTTTTACGGGGTCAAGCCGGAGAAACTGCAGGGATTGAAGAACTCTATACTGCTGTTCGGAGTGATGCAGGATGTCCTGATCGAAGAGAGGGACGGAGAGGATTACATAATTTCCGGACACTGCCGGACAATGTGCTGCAGGATGCTGGTAGAGGAGGGACATGAAGAGTTTCGAAAGATAAACTGCAAATATACAAAAGTAAAAGATAATGCACGTAAGAATTTGATTGAGGAAAACTGCATTAACGGTTCGGCAACAAGGGAAAATGACGACGCAATATCAAAGTTGCTTGAACGCCTGTCTGTTATCCAGGCGAACCGGTTTAGGGATAAATCAGACTGGGAGAAGATGCGAGAAGCTCTGGATACCGAGGAGATCATAAAAGAGCTGAAAAACCTTGCTGGACTGAAAGGCAAAACAAGAGACATCGTGAGAGAAACAATCGGAGTATCCGGAACACAGATGGAAAGATACCACGCAGTCCAGAAAAGACTCAGTGCTGAATGGATGGCAGAGTTTGAGGCGGAGAAGATCAACATCACCGTGGCCCGTGAGCTTGCGGATCTGGATGAAAAATATCAGAAGCAGGCTATGGAGCACTACATGGAACACGACATCATAACGCAAGCAGAGGTAAGAGCTTTCAAGAAGCTCCAGGAAGACAACAGAGACATTCCGGGACAGTTCACGCTTGCACAGGCAACCGGGCAGCAGAGACCGCCAGAGAATGAGACACCGGTACAACCAGAATTGCAGATAGAGCGACTGTTTGAAGCACTGAACAAAGGCGAGAGAGAAAGAGTTATCAAATGTGATACAAGAATGGCAGCATACTTAATCAGCATCAGATACAGAGACGCCAGGATCAGGAATGGACATTTCAACTATCAGACAGGAAAAGAGGGAATTATATTCAATCCGGACGATACAATGCAGCATACGCTCACATGGAATGAGCTGGCGGAAGAACTGGTGAAAAGATTCGGGAAGAAACAGAAACCGGTGAAAATGGTGTCCATAGACGCACCAGAAAAGAATAATTCATCAATGCGCAGATCAGCAGAATCAGAAAAGAGCTGCTTTCCGGCAGCAGAAGCACCGGACAATAAGCAGCAGGAACATATTGTTAAAGATGACAAAATGTCTGAAAACGATTCTGTTGAAGTCAACAAGATCACGGAGTGTTCCAACAGTACATTACCGGAAATGAAAAATAACGATCAGCGTAAGGAATGGCTCAGAGCGTACAAAGACTGGGGACTCTGGTATGAGGATAAAAACATAGGCGTCAAATATTATAAATATGACTTTCAGAACGGAGCACGCCTGATTGTGGAAGAATATGCACCGGATCCGGGAGAACAGAAAAGCTGGTGGGTGTCAAGAACGACAGAGACATACTACATGCATCTGGTAGGCGGACCTGAACCGGATCGAGCTGGCGGAGTGCCAAAATGGACGTATCATACACGCTATGATAAATTTCCAAACTCAGAAACAGAATTGTGTGAGTTTTTAAAAGGATTACAGAAATAGCAGGAGGGATAAAAAGATGCAGGAAAAGGCGCTTGTTGCTCACTTAGAGTTACATAAAAAAGTAGTAAAAAACGCCTGGATACTCAGTTACGAGGGCCGCAAGGTCCTTGTGATTGAATTTCAGGAGACTGTCACAGAAGATGAAAGCATTGCGTATATCTTCGCCCTGGCTAAAAGCCTGGTATCAGGAAAAGGCAGCGAAACACTCAGCCCGGAGCTGATGAAGATGGTAAAAGGAACCTATGTCCGGATTCTGGACGAAGAAATGAAGAAACTTATTGATAACGGAATCGAAATGCAGGAATAAAGAATGATGTTCAAAGGAGACAGGAGACATGGACGGTACGGCAACAATTAGCTTAGACACACTGGACGAACTGAGAGAAAAGGCAGAAGAGGCACGATTGGCAACGAACCGGAGCAAGAAGTTCACAAGCAAGCTGATGGACTGCTATGAGTTCGATACAGAGAAATACAACAAAGCACTGGAAGAGATTGACAACAAAGAAGACCTGACAGACAAGCAGTGTTCGAAACTGATTAGAGAAGCGATGGTGAAACACCTGAAAATTGTAGTGGACCCGGAGATGCTGAAAGAGCTGATTCGGGAATACATTGACGAGGAAACATCCGACGAGCATCTGGACATTGCACGAGCAACCCTGAAAGAATTGAAACAGATTCAGGTAGTACTGAAAGAAAAGTGAAGTGGAGGAAGAAAATGGAGAAGACTTGCAAAACCTGTAAAGAAAATGATTGTGGTCTTTGCGATCGCACCGGCCGCCTGGTAGAGGACGACGATCAGTGCGAAAAATGGGCGAGTAACCAGACAGACTGGAGAACTAGAATGATGCAAACATTCCTTGCCGGACATTAAGGAGGGCAAAATGGTCAAGAAACTGTATGAGGTAAGAAATAGATCTGGTGATCTGATTCTGGAGAATGTAACAAGCGGAGAGATCAAGGAAGAACTACATTGTACAACTGCTCAGATAAACAACGCAAGAGCCTCCGGGGATCGTATTTTCGGAGAGTACAAGGTAGAAGAGATTGACAGAAAGTTGAGTAGAAAGACGGATTTTGAACTATTGTTAGAATTTGAGTTCGTCTGTGATCGGCTGCTGAGCAACGAGAAAGGAAAGAAATGAATAAGAGACAAAAAAAGAAATTATTCAAACAGGTCACCGGAAAAAATCCACCGAAGAAAATGAAGTATTCCGGGAAAAGCTATCACCGGGCAATAAACAAGCCGTGGGGAGGAAAGAAAACGACAGTAAACTACTCCTGGGGCTGCGAGAAGCTGAAAGAAATTGTAACACAATTCACAAAAGCATGGGCCGGTAACAGGGTAACGATAAGAAAGGCAGCGGATGCACTGATAAAACTGTTTGCAGGCATAGGAATCAACATTTCCGAAGTTCCGGAAAGTTCATACGCAGTAAATACGAGAAATGTGGTAAATACAACAAAAACATTGACAGCACACCGCAGAAAAAGAGGTGAATGGAATTGAACTATGCAACAGCAGAGGCGGAGGACAACAGAGAGAAGATCCTGAAATTCATTGTTAAATACATAAAGCGGCACTGTTATCCACCGGCTACTTATGAGATTGCGGCAGATACAGGACTGTCAAAAGCAACAGTTAGACGACATATAGCAATGTTGCTGGAGGATCGCATCCTTGAGACAGAACATCCGGGAGATTCAAGAGCGTATCGCATCAAAGATACAAAAATAGTAATGGTAAAGGAGAAAAAGACAAATGGAAATGATAATTCAAAATGAAACCGGTAATTTTACACTGCATGTACGGATCTCAGACTCGAAAGAATATGATTTCCTCAAGGATGTGACAGAACTGGCACGAAAGTATGATTTCGAAAATGATGATTTTGAGATTGAAGATCCGGAAAAGGAAACAGATCAGGTACCGGAGACAACGATTAGCGAAGCTGCAGAAGAATACAAAGGATTTTTGCATATTCGTTGCGAAGAATGTGGAGAGACAATCTCGTACAACGCAAAAGAGCCAGAGACACAGCACAAATGTAAGAAATGCGGACACGTAACACAGCTTAGAGCTTTAAAACCAATGTATGCAGAGTGCAAAGCCTGCGGAAGTTCATGGAAGTACATGACAAACAGAAACACTGCAGAACTGACGCAGGAATGCTTACAGTGTGGAAATTTGATCGACATGGAAATGAACTCACGCCGCACAGCATATGTAACAAAAACGAAACGGGGGGGGCAAGACCTCCAAGAAATAGATTCAAGAGGAGAATGTGATGAATAAAGTAATTTTAATGGGACGTTTAACCAGAGATCCGGAAGTGCGCTACGCTTCCGGAGACAACCTGGCAATTACCAGATATACACTTGCAGTAGACCGGAGATTCCATCGTGACGGCGAAGCAACCGCAGACTTCATCAATTGCGTGACTTTTGGCCGCGCTGCGGAGTTTGCAGAGAAATATCTGCGACAGGGAACTAAAATTGTTGTTTCTGGACGCATCCAGACCGGCAGTTACACGAACCGAGATGGACATAAGATCTACACAACAGAGATCGTAGTAGAGGAACAGGAATTTGCAGAGGGAAAGAACGCCGGATCCGGCAGCAGTCGCCCACAGCCAGCTCCTGAAACAGATCCAGACGGTTTTATGAATATTCCGGAGGGAATAGAGGAAGAAATGCCGTTTTGATGAAAAGGAGAAAAACATGACGAGATTAACTAAAAGAAATGGTAGAAATATCACATATAACGAAAAACGAGAATTTATATGTTCACATTACTGCAATAACTGTTCGCGTGGAACTGGTGATTGTGAAATTTTGAAAACCATGATTGAAAAACTTGCTGATTACGAAGACGCGGAGGAAATGAAAGAAAATGGATGCTAAAGAGGTAAAAGTGATTGTAAACCAGAAGAGACAGACAAACTGGTTGACAGATTATCATGCAAATTATAAGAAAAAGCTGGAGGAACACAGAAATGCAGTCATTTCCGAAGCAGAAAAAGAAAAAAAGGAGTAAAAAGAAAGAACCGGAAAGGCCGAGTATCATGCACAGCAAAGAAAGTGGCACTTGCTATCTTTGTATGAAACTGCATAACAATTACAGACGATACCAGGCACTCCAGGAACATCACATATTTGGAGGGTGTCCGAATCGGACACATTCAGGACATTACGGGTTAAAGGTGTATCTCTGCAATATACATCATCTTGCAGGAACAGGACCGGAAGCTGTACACGCAAATAAGAAGATCATGGCCATGCTGCATGAAGATGGACAGAGAGCTTTTGAGGAAAACTGGGGAAGCAGAACAGAGTTTATGAAGATCTTCGGAAAAAATTTTATAATGGAGGATTAAAGCTATGATGGACATAGGAGACGTAAAGAAAGTTATTGATAACGTAGCACAGAAGCCATTCCTTTGCAGCGACACTGAGATTGAGACACAGAACGAATACATAATCACAACAAAAGCACATTATGAGGAACTTCTGATTGCGAAAGGAAAAGAAACCCCTTGCAGAGTTTCGCAGAGAGAGGACGGCCTCTGGGAGTGTCCGGTATGCGGAGCAACAGACCAGCATGGACATAACTACTGCGATCAGTGCGGACAGAGACTGGGATGGGAAGACCAGATATAAAAGCAGAGAAATAAAGGAGAGTAGAAATGCCAAACGTGAGACCGCTGAACAGAAAGAAATATAATATATCAAAAAGAGCTTTTCAGACCGCATACAACTATTGCTTGCAGTATACAGAGTGGAAAGAGGAGCTGGCCGTAAAGAGAGACACAAGAGCCGGACAGAATCTGACTGGACAGCCGGGATCACATAACTGTTCTGACTCAACTGCTGACGCAGCCATGGAAGCGGCAGAGATCACACACAAGATAAAGAAGATTGAAGACGCAGCCATGGAAGCAGTCGGAAAAGAAAAAGAGCTATATCCATATCTACTGTATTACGTGACAACAGAATACTGCACATTTCAGACCATGAAAGCCAGAGGCATTCCATGCGAGAGATCATACTTCTATGAAATGCGTAGGAGGTTTTACAGTATCATAGCAAGGAGGATTAAATGATAGAATGCGATAAATGCAAAGCCCAGATGGAGCAGACCGTAAAGGAAGAACATATACCAGAGACAGAACTGGACATCCAATACATTCAGTGCAAACAGTGTGGAAAAAAGTATATTGTACTGTTAAAGGATAACAAGACAAAAGGAATGCTGATACGGATCAGGAACATGCAGGCAAGGTACAGACGTATGTTCGGTAAAAAGAACATTGCGGAAGTAGAAACGTACAGAAAGAGTATGGAGAACTTCCAGAAAGCAATACAGAAGTACCAGGCACAGCTGAGAAACAATAACAAAGACAAGATAAAGGAATATCTGTAATACGGTACTCGAAGGACAAAATAAGTGATATATTGATAACGTGGTATTCAGGAAAGCCACGAATAATCGTTCCCCGCGAGAGAGGGCTTGCTATATGCAGGCCCTCTTTTGAGTTAGGAGGAATATGACGCAACAGGAAACAGAGTTCGTGCGCTGGTGCGTAGCGAACGATATACACAGGTTCTATGTGTGGACCAGGTGGAAGCAGGTCAGGCAGCAGGTGTTGAAGATGGATCACAATGAATGCCAGAGATGCAGAGAGCATCACAGATACACAGCAGCCACGACAGTGCACCATGTAAACTACGTGAAAAGACATCCAGAGATGGCTCTGGACATATGGTACGAGTGGCATGGAGTGAAGAAAAGAAACCTTATAAGCCTTTGCCATGAGTGCCATGAAGCAGTGCATGGTTACAGAAAACCACAGAAGCAGGAACCACTGACAGAGGAACGCTGGGACTGATGCCCCCCGGTCGAAAAAATTGCGATTTTTGGCGGCCGGTCGGAGACCGGTGGGTGGCCTCGACAAATCTGCGAAAGGTCGCACATGATGAAAAAATAAAAAAATAGGGGTGAAAAAATGGCCGAAAAAAAAGCGGATATATTAGAAAGCTTAAAAGAGCAGCTGAGAAAAAAACAGGCAGATATTTCCGTCTTCAAAGACCTTTTGGACGACTATATGACCCTCTATGATGTCAAAAAGAAGCTAAAAACAGATATAAAAAAGCGTGGAGTGACCTTTGAGACCACATCCGCAAGCGGGAAAGCAACGATTGTAAAACAGAACCAGTCGGTCAAAGATCTGGTTGCTGTCAACAAACAGATGCTGATGATTCTGGACAAGCTGGAGTTGACAACGAAAGAAACAATAAAGGGGGATGATGATGACGAATTGTGATCTACGCATAGAGGAGTTCATGGAGGCCGTAGAGTCTGAGAAAATCAGAGCTTCCAGGGAAGTCAAAGCACTGGTATCACACGTCAGAAGTTGTTTCAAAAACGAAGACATATACACAGACAGCGAACAGCTGACGAAATATATCGGGATCGCAAAATATTTCCCGTTTGAAAAGTTATTTCCCTGGCAGATTTTTGTCGTGGGACTGCACGATTGCACATACTGGAGGGTATCAAAGACTCCACGCTGGCCGGATCTTTTCTGTATGCTCGGAAGGGGTGCAGGAAAAGACGGAACAATAGCGTGGGAATCTGCCTGCCTGGTAAGTCCGTACAACGGAATCAGGGCGTATGATGTGGACATTTGTGCAAATAACGAAGATCAGGCACTAAGACCCGTCAAAGATGTGGTGGAAGCTCTTGAAACGCCTGAACACACGAAAAAACTAAAAAAATTTTATTACTGGACATCTGAAAAAGTGATAGGAACAGAAACGAAATCAACGATTCTGGGACGTACAAACAATCCGTCAGGAAAGGATGGTATGAGATCTGGGATGGTGGTATTTAACGAGATCCACCAGTATCAGGACTATAAGAACATTGAAGTGTTCACAACCGGACTGGGAAAGAAACCGCATCCGCGCCGGTCCTACTACACTACCCAGGGAGATATAAGAGAAGGACCGCTTGACGATATGCTTGGAACAGCGGCAGATATTCTTTTTGATGATCTTCCGGACAATGGTATGCTGCCATTTATCTGCAGACTGGACAGTAAAGAAGAAGTATACGACGAAAAGAACTGGGAAAAAGCAAACCCGTCCTTGCCATATCTCCCAACATTAATGGGAGAAATGCGAAAAGAGTACAACGACTGGTTAGCACATCCTGAACGTCTCACTGCATTTATGACAAAGAGAATGAATATCCCAAGCGGATCCACAGACATAAAAGTATGTTCGTATGAGAAAATAAAGCTCACGAACAGAGAAATACCGGATCTGTCAGGGTGGACATGCACATGTGGGATTGATTTCTCAAAGATTACGGACCTTGTTTCCGTAAATCTGCATTTCAGAGACGAAAATATCAGATATGACATCAATCATTCATGGTTATGCAGTCAGTCAAAGGACATTCCAAGGATAAAAGCTCCTCTGGAAGAATGGAGACGAAGAGGATTACTGACAATGGTGGATGATGTGGAGATACATCCAGAGATCATCACTGATTATATTCAGGTGGCAATGATGAAATACTGCATAAAAGGAATTGCGATTGATGATTTCCGATATGCTTTGCTGGCAGCAGCACTCCGGGAGATCGGATTCGACGCAAAAGTATATAAAAATTTAAAACTTGTACGGCCCTCAGACATAATGAGAGTTGCGACAGTGATAGACAGCTGTTTCGCAAATGATAATTTTGTGTGGGGCGACAATCCTGTGCTCCGTTGGGGGACGAACAATACAAAAATGATCCCATACGGGCGAAAACCGGGAAAGAAAGATGATGCAGACATAGGAAACTATGTTTACGGGAAAATTGAAGCAAAAAGCAGAAAAACAGACCCGTTTATGGCACTTGTCGCATCAATGACAATAGAGGACATGATTCCATACGCACAGACGGCAGCAGTGCCTGACATTGGAGTAATGACTTACTGAAAGGAGGTGAGGAAGGTTGGGATTTTCATTCAGGAATCTGATACGGGGAAAGCCGGAACCAGAACAGTCGGTTGAAAATGTGTCTCGAATTGAGATTGCAGACAATCCGATTGAGAACATAATGACAGAGATTTATCTGAGGGAATTGGCTTTTCAGAGAGCAATTCAGATTCTTGCAAAAATGCTAGGAAAATGCGAGATTCGTACATTCCTGAATGGTGACGAAATATTCCGGGATGAATATTATACCTGGAACTACGAACCAAACAGAAATCAGAATAAACAGCAATTTTTTGATAAGCTAATCGAAAAAATGTTCAGAAATGGAGAGGCGTTGGTTGTTGCGGGAATAGATGGACAGCTCTATGTGGCAGATTCGTTCTGTACAACTAGAAGCGCATTGTACGGGAACACGTACAGCCAGGTGCAGATTGATGATTATACTTTTCAGAGGTCGTTTAGATCCACGGATGTTCTGTATCTAAAACCGAACTGGAAAAATGTAAATACGATATTGCAGGGACTATATGGATCCTATGCGAAGCTGATCCAGTACGGAGCAAAGACCTTTATGCAGTCGCATGGATCAAAAGGAACTCTGGACATATCAGCTGTAGCCCAGAACGCAAAAAACTTTGATGATACTCTCAAAAAGCTGCTGAATGATTATTTTAAGACATTCTTTGAAAGCGAAAATGCAGTTCTGCCCTTATTCGAAGGATATACTTTCACAGAAACGAACAGGTCAAAGAACTACAATGAAACAACAACAAGAGACATAAAAGCACTATATGATGATGTATTCGACTTTACAGCGAGGGCAATAGGAATCCCTCCGTCAATCCTGAAAGGGGACGTGCAGGACAACAGCAAGGCAATGGACGAACTGCTGACTGTTGCACTGGATCCATTAGCCGGATCCTTAGAGAGCGAAATCAACCGTAAAAAATACGGGAAAGCCGTATTGAAGGGCAGCCGCTGCATGGTAGACACGTCACACGTTAAGCATGTTGACATATTCAGCAATGCGACGCAGATTGACAAGCTGGTACAGTCTGGAACGCATACGATTAACATGATTTTGCGTGCAATGGGACAGCCGCAGATCAATGAAGAATGGGCGAACCAGCATTTTATCACAAAGAATTACAGCACAGTACAGGATTTATTGAACAGCCTGGAAGGAGGTGGAGAAAATGGCGGGAATGGAAAAAACACAGAATAAAACAAATTACTGTTTTAAGCAGGCAGCAGATCCGGCGGTACATTTGCTATACATCTATGATGATGTATCGGCGTATGGAGAATTTGACTGGAAAACATGGTCATATACCGAAAGCGAGACTTCTGCAAAGTATTTCCGCGATCAGCTTGCGGCAATCCCGGAAGACCATACGATTGAATTACATATCAATTCAAATGGCGGATCTGTAAAAGAGGGAGTAACTATCTACAACCTTTTGAAGCAGTCCGGAAGCCATGTAAAAGGAATCGTTGATGGAGTGGCGTATTCCGTAGCTTTTGTGATTTTACAGGCATGTGACGAAAGAATCATGGGCGTAGGAACAACAGCACTGATCCACGAACCATGGGTAACTGCATCCGGAAATGCAAGAGAGCTGAGAAAGACAGCGGATGATCTTGACGTACTTACGGCAAGCAATCGGAAAATCTTCCTTGAGCGTTCAAATCTGGAAGAACAGCAGCTTGCAGACATGATGGAAGCAGAAACCTTCCTGACTCCAGATGATTGTCTGGAATATGGCCTGATCGACAAGGTAGAGGATTACGGACACGCGCCAGAGGGAGACACGACAAAAGAAGGAATGCAGAAACGTCTCCAGGAAGTTATGCAGCACATGAAAGATACGAAGTCTTTCAGAGAGCAGCTGGAACTTATGCAGAAAGGACAGAAACCCGAACCGGGAAAGAAACCAGAAGAACCAGAGAAACATACACTGCAGGGATTTCTGCAGGGATTCAAAAAAGGAGAGTAAAATGAAAAATAAAGATTTTGCCGCATTAAAGAGAACGGAAATCCTCAACAGAATGAACGCAGCTGTTGCGGAAAATGATTCAGAAGCGTTTTCAAAAGCATATCTGGAATTATGCCAGGACATTGAGGAGAACGTGCTTGAACAGGCGAAAGAGCTTGTAAATCAGAGCGACATGAACGTACTTGCACAGAGAGGCGTGCGTCAGCTCACAAGCGCAGAAAGAGAATATTATGAGAAAGTAATTGACGCAATGAAATCTTCGGATCCAAAGCAGGCCCTCAACAATATTGAGACTGTTTTCCCGGAGACAATCATTGATTCTGTATTTGAAGAACTGACAACAAATCATCCACTGCTGTCAAAATTAAATGCAACAACTGTAACTGGACTCACAAGGATGATGTTAAACACAAACGGAGAGCAGAAAGCAGCATGGGGCAAACTCAGCAGTAAGATCATTGAAGAACTGACATCCGGATTCAAAGAAGTAGACGTAACACAGGATAAACTGAGCGCATTCCTGCCAGTTTCAAAAGCTATGCTTGATTTAGGCCCTGCATGGTTAGATAACTACGTGCGTCAGGTGCTCACAGAAGCTCTTGCAAATGGACTTGAGTATGGAATCGTAAATGGTACCGGAAAAGATATGCCAATCGGAATGGCGCGTCAGGTAGGAGACGGAGTGAACGTTGTGTCTGGAGAATATCCGGAAAAAGAGACTATCAAAATGACAGCTCTTGATATGATCCAGCTTGGAAATGTTACATCTATCATGGCAAGAAACAGCAAAGGCCAGGCAAGAACAGTAGATAACCTGATTATGATCGTAAATCCGGTAGATTACTGGAAACGAATCCTTCCGGCAACACGCGCAATGTCTCCGGACGGAGTATATGTTTCAACACTTCCGATTCCTCTGGAAATCATCCAGTCGGCAGCAGTTACAGAAGGAACTGCAGTATACGGAATGGCCGGAAAGTATTTCCTTGGCGTAGGAATGTCCAAAAACGGAAAGATTGAGTATTCAGATGAATACAGATTTCTGGAAGACGAAAGAGTATATCTTATCAAATTATACGCTCATGGATTCGCACTGGATAACAATGCTTTTGTCGTTCTGGACATTACAGATCTGCATCCGGTTCGCTTCGAGGTTGTAAGTAAACAGGAGGAGCACGTAGATAATGCACTGCTGTCTGACCTGAGAATCGGAGGATTAACCCTCTCACCGAAATTTGACAGCGACACAAACACATACACAGCAAAAACAACAACTGCAACAAATACAATCACAGCGTTCCCGAAATCAGGAACAGCAGCAATTGAAATTACTGCGGGATCCAGCAAAGTAACAAACGGCGGAAAGATCACATGGACCGCCGGAGCAAATACCGTAACTGTTAAAGTCACAGACGGAGAGCAGACAAAGACTTATACCGTAACTGTAACCAAGGAGTGATAAAATGAGTGCTATGTCAGAAAATGATTTATCAAAACTTCTGGAGGATGTCAGAAACTATCTGGACATCACCTGGGACGATCCAAAAGGAGATGAAAAGCTCCAAGGAATGATAAAAAGAGGCATGGCATCATTAGCCGGAAAAATAGGGGAGTGCGATTTCCTGGGGGATACTCAGGAAAGGACACTCCTTTTTCAGCTTGTAATGTATGAGTATTCTGGAGAGCTGCAGCAGTTTTGGGAAAACTACAAAAGTGAGGTTATTGGACTGCAGATAGCAAAGAAGGTGGAAGAATATGCCAAGAGCCAGGCGTAAACAGTTTGAAACGTTTACAGATGGGATACTCAGTATCTGCAAAACAGAAGACAGGGTGATCGTAGATACCAAGCTCAAAGACATTCGTTTCGGAAATCGCACAATCGGAGAGAGACGATATTTTGACGCACAGACAGTAGGAAATAAAATAACAAAATTGTTAAGTATTCCGGCAGCAGTGCTGAACAGGGAAGATATTGAAGCTCTTGACATTGTTATCATTGATTCACAAAGCGGCTGGCTCTGGGATCCATTCGATTTTGAGAGAGATGAGATTATCAATGAACATAATCCGGCAATGTACAAAATAGTGCAGATTCAGGAGAAATTTGACGCTGCACCACCTGCAATATATCTGTCACTGGAAAAAATCGTACAGTTGTATAAAGACAGGAGGGGCGACAATGGCGGATAGTATCAGAATTGATGATCTGGCAGCAGAAATAAATCGCCTTGTTGAAGACTATGGAAAACAATGCACTGAGACAACGAAGGAATGCGTAAATAATGTTGCAAAAAAGACAGTATCAAAGCTAAAACAGACATCCCCGGTAAATACCGGAAAGTATAAAAAAGGATGGAAGAAAACTGTTGTGAAAGAAAATTCTACAAGTTTAGTTATTGCGATCCACGATACAAAATACTCCCTGGTGCATTTGCTTGAAAAAGGACATCAGAAAAGAGGGGGCGGAAGGGTAGCCGCAATCAAACATGTAGAACCTGCAGAACAGGCAGCAATAGCAGAGCTGGAAAAGGAGATCATGTCAAGGCTATGATGTCAGCTGAAAATATCAAAGAAATGTTGAATGAAATCGGCTTACCGTATGAATACGATCATTTTTCGACTCATAACTGGATAGAGCCGCCTTTTGTTGTATGGAGGATTCCAGGAAGTGATAATTTTCACGCGGACGGGGTCACCTATGCAAAAATCGACGTTCTGAATATCGAATTGTATTCAGACGAAAAGGACTGGAACAATGAAAAGAAGATAGAGGACATCCTGGACAAGTATGGAATCACATACGACAAAACAGGAGAATATCTTGACTCAGAAAAAATGTACGAAGTTTTATACGAAATGGAGGTATAAAGATGGGCAAAAAAGATAACAAAGTTAAGTACAATCTTAAAAACGCACATTACGCATTACAGAACGAAGGAGAAGATGGAACAATTACTTTTGAAGCCCCGAAAGCGATTCCGGGATCTGTATCCATATCACTTGACGCAAATGGAGATATTTCACCGTTCTATGCAGACGGAATCCAGTATTATGTGTCAGCTGCAAACAACGGATATGAAGGAGATGCAGAATTTGCATTAATTCCGGATTCTTTCAGACAGGATGTCCTGAAAGAAAAGAAGGACGAAAAAGGTGTGCTGCATGAAATCAGTGATTCTACGGATACACAGAAATTTGCACTTCTGTTTGAATTTGATGGAGATCAGAAAGGAATCAGACGAGTTCTCTATAACTGCACAGCTACCAGACCGTCAATCGAATCCGAGACGAAAGAAGATAGTATTGAACCTGGCACAGAAACAATTACGATCAGCAATGCTCCACTTCCGAACGGACGGGTAAAAGCTCAGACAACGGTAGACACAGACGACACTGTGTATAGCGGATGGTATAAGACAGTGTACTATCCAGAAACAATCACAGAAGCAACGCAGGCTGCTAATGTAGATAAAAAAGCCGCAGGAGAATAAGGATGCTGACAAAAACAATTAAAATTGATGATAAAGAGGTGCTTTTTGCCGCTTCTGCTGCAATTCCGAGAATTTATCGGATTCAGTTCCGGAGAGATATTTTTCAGGACATGGCAAAAATTGAAAAGTCCGTAAAAAAATCACAGGATAAGCAGACTGAAACGAAGGTGTCCGAGTCGGACATCCCTATCGAGGATTTAGAGATGTTCGAAAACGTCGCATTCGTAATGGCAAAACACGCAGCACAGAAAAAGGGACAGGATTTCCCGGAAGATGTATACGACTGGTTAGATCAGTTTGATACATTTTCGATTTACACAATTTTCCCGGAGATTGTAAAACTCTGGAACCTGAACCAGCAGACACAGGCAGAAGCAAAAAAAAACTTCGACCAAGTAGCCGGGAAATGACGACACCTCTATTCCTTCTCAGGTGCGCGCAAGTTGGAATAAGTATCCAGGATTTAGACCTTCTGACAGTAGGTCTTGTCCTGGATATTTTTACGGAAAAAAATAACGACGACTATAAATGGCCGAAAATGGCAACTCAGGAGGATATGGATAAATTCTAAACGGAGGTGATAATTTTTGTCAAAAGGCCGCGACATAAGGGGACTTACGATTGAAATTGGCGGCGATACCACAGGACTACAAAATTCACTTAAAAATGTAAATTCACAGATAAAGACCACACAGGCACAGCTGAAAGATATAAACAATCTGCTGAAACTGGATCCTACGAATGTGGAATTATTACAGCAGAAACAGAAAGCGCTTGCTGACGAAATCGAAAGCACGAAAGAAAAGCTGGAAACCTTAAAGACTGCAGAGCAGCAGGCACAGCAGCAGTTTGCAGAGGGAAAAATCTCCCAGGAACAGTATGACGCTCTGAAAAGAGAAATCATTGCAACCGAGGAGAGTTTGAAGTCTCTGGAAAATGAAGCGAAGAATGCACCTACTCAGATGCAGCAGTCGCTTGATGGTCTGAATGCAAAAATAAATACTACACAGACAGAACTCAAAGAAATTGATAAGTTGCTGAAACTGGATCCTACGAATGTGGAATTATTACAGCAGAAACAGAGAGCACTGTCTGATGAAATCGGAAACACAAAAGAAAAGCTGGAACTTCTGAAAAACGAAGAAGGGGAAGTACAGCAGAAATTCCAGGAGGGAAAAGTATCCCAGGAACAGTATGACGCTCTGAAAAGGACAATTATAGAAACAGAACAGAGCCTGCAATCACTTGAGAATGAAGTTGGATCAGGATCCGCAAAACTGGCCGAGATTTCTGAAACATCCGGGAAAATAGGGGAGTCGCTAACATCTGCCGGAGAAAAAATGCTTCCGGTTACGGCGGCAGTGACAGGACTTGGAACAGCAGCAGTAAAGACTGCGGCAGATTTTGACAGCTCCATGTCCAATGTGGCCGCAATATCCGGATCATCTGCGGAAGACATGGATAAGTTGCGAGAACGTGCAAGAGAGATGGGAGCACAGACAAAATTCTCTGCAAAAGAAGCCGGAGACGCAATGGGATACATGGCAATGGCCGGATGGGACGCACAGCAGATGTACGACGGCCTCCCTGGCATAATGAACCTTGCGGCAGCATCTGGAGAAGACCTTGCAACTACGTCAGATATTGTTACAGACGCGCTCACAGCCTTCGGAATGGAGGCAGAAGATAGTTCTCATTTTGCGGATGTATTGGCACAGGCGTCATCCAGCGCTAATACGAACGTTGGAATGATGGGAGAAACATTCAAGTATATTGCACCGGTAGCAGGTGCACTTGGATATAGCGCAGAAGATGCAGCAGTCGCTATCGGCCTTATGGCGAACAGCGGAATCAAAGCGTCGTCAGCCGGAACACAGTTGAGATCATCCCTGACAAACATGATAAAACCGTCAAAAGATGTTGGAGACGCAATGGAAAAGTGGGGATTCTACGCAACAGAATCGGCTACGTCTATAGATCAAGCTAAAATTGACAAGCAAATGCTCAGAGTGCAAAAAGCTTCACTGGCAGCAGATAAAGCACAGCAGGCTTACAATGATGCGGTATCAAAGTACGGATCTGAGTCAACAGAAGCCTCAAACGCTGCCGCAACGTTGGAAATAAAGCAAACAGAGCTTGCGACTGCAAACGAAACACTGACTCAGCTGCAGGAGGGAACCACAGAAAATGTAAGACTGTACAATAAAGCACTGCAGAACGAAGATGGCAGCATGAAGTCATTGCGTGAAACCATGGATTTTTTACGTGAAACCATGGGAGGAATGACAGAAGCAGAGCAGACGCAGGCAGCGACAGCTATCTTTGGAAAAGAAGCCATGAGTGGCATGCTCGCAATAATCAATTCATCAGATGAAGATTACCAGAAACTTATAAAAAATATTGATAATTGCAAAGGATCCGCTGAAAACATGGCTGAAACCATGCAGGATAATCTTTCTGGACAGCTTACAACTTTGCAGAGTGCCTTGCAGGAGCTGGCGATTGCCTTCGGAGAAATCTTGATGCCATATATCAGAAAAGCGGTAGAGGTTATTCAAGGGCTTGTTGAAAAGCTCAATGGAATGAGTGAAGGACAGAAGAAAGTAGTTGCTACAATTGCACTGATAGTCGCCGCGATTGGTCCGCTGTTGATAATGGTTGGAAAGGTTGCAACCGGAATATCTGCAATTACAGGACTGTTTTCTAAGATGAAAACTTTAACAACAATAACGAGTATTATTGGAAAGCTAAAAGGTGCTTTTACCGCACTGTTTGGAGTAATAGCCGCAAACCCAGTTATTGCTGTCATAGCCGCGATTGTGGCAGCTCTGGTATTGCTGTACACAAAATGCGAATGGTTCCGGGATGCAGTAAATGCAGTCGTCCAAAAAATTGTATCGTTTTTTACAGATACAATACCGCAGGCGTGGAGCACACTGATGGATTTTCTCTCAGGAGTTCCGGAATGGTGGTCTGGAATCTGGCAGCAGGTATCAGACTTTTTCATGCAGATATGGAATGGAATTGTAAACTTTTTTACCGTAACAATACCGCAGACATGGAACAGCGTTGTTACATTTTTTGCAGGAGTTCCGGCGTGGTGGTCCGGTATCTGGCAGCAGGTATCAGATTTCTTTGCAAATATCTGGACGACAATGATGCAGAATCCGGTTATATCCGGAATTGTGACAACGATCACAACGCTATGGCAGAATGCAGTTAATACACTGCAGAACATCTGGCAGGGACTTGTGACGATTGCACAGGGCGCATGGGAGTTGTTGAAAAATACAATTCTTGCACCGGTGATCTTACTGATCGACCTGGTAACAGGTAACTTTGATAAACTCAAAACAGACGCATCAAATATCTGGACAAATATCAAAGACGCAGCGCAAACAATATGGACCGGAATTAAGCAGGTTGTATCCACTCTGGCAAAAGGACTTGTTACCGCAGCCACAACACTATTTACAGGGTTCCGGGACACAGTGTCAAAAATATGGGATTCTGCGTCTCAGGCAGCGTCAAAAGCATGGACAGCGATCAAAGGATTCGTTGTTAATAATGCGAAAAAACTGAAAGAAAGTGCAACAGAAGCAATCCAGAACTTGAAGGACAGAGCCTCAGAATACTGGGATAACATCAGAGAGAGAACGTCCGAAACGTGGCAGAACGTAAAGGAAACAGTTATACAATACGCCGGAAACATGAAAGACAGAGCCGTTGATACATTTAACAGCGTTGTGTCTGGAATATCTGGAGCACTGTCAGGCGTATACTCTGCTGTTGTAAATGGATTTTCCAGCGCAATCAGTTATATTACGGGATTACCAGGGCAGGCGGTTCGCTGGGGACAGGATTTCGTGAATGGTATTGCAAACGGAATCAGGAGCTGCATAGGTAACGTAACGAATGCAGTATCGAACGTAGCAAACACAATAAGATCATGGTTGCATTTCTCAAGACCGGATGAGGGTCCGTTACATTACTATGAGGAATGGATGCCGGACTTTATGAAAGGCCTTGCGACAGGAATTGAAAAGAGCCAGGGACTTGTTGCTGATGCAATGAAAGATGTTCAGATGGATATGCAGTTAGACACAAGCTCAATGAAACCAGCTAATAATCTGAACAAAACAGATATTACAGGAATAACCGGAATGCTGGCACAGCTGATCCAAGTAATGAGCGCAGGACAGGAAATCTATTTCGACAACAAAGAATGGGCTGGAAAACTTGCACCCGCAATAAATACAGAGCTTGGAAGAATAGCAAAGGAGGCGGCGTATAGATGAATAATGTATTAACAATAAAAGCAACAATTACAGTTGAAAATACAGGGAAAGTCATTGATACGCTGGACGACTGGGGATGTGCGATTGGAAATAACAATTACATCAAAGAGCCGGACGTAGAAACATATTACATTGATATTCCAGGCGCAGACGGATTTCTGGATGGATCGGAAGCGATAACAGGAAGAACAATCTATAAATCAAGAGAAATTGATATTTTGCTTGGGGGAAAGAAACCAAGGGAAGATTGGGACAGCTTTATCTCAAACATTCGAGGACAGCTGCATGGAAAGAATGTGAGAGTAACGTTTTCGAATGATCCGGCGTATTTCTGGACCGGCAGAGCATATATTACAGACTTTGACCGTTCCAGAGAGGTGGGACAATTTCATTTGAGCATTCCAAAGGCAAACCCGTACAAATATTCACTTGCAGATTCAACAGAGGACTGGCTCTGGGATCCATTTGATTTTGAAACAGGTGTAATAGATCAGGGAGCCGGAATTACAATTTCCGGCTCCGGATCATACACAGTATACGCCGGAGATATTGCAATTGTGCCAGTGTTGAACGTAAAAAGCATAGGCGCAGCAGGTTTAAAAGTTACAGGATGCGGAGAGACATACACATTGACACTTGGGAGAAACAGATTCCCAGATATCGTTGTATTTGGAACAGATGAAACTCTGGAATTTTCCGGATCCGGAACACTGGATATTGTTTACAGGAGGGGATCATTGTGATTTATAAAATTAAATTAGATGGGAAAGTCCTGTATTATCCAGGTGACCGGCAGGCAGCAGTTATCAATCCGGAACTGGATTTACAGACTGGATATGCGGGGGAACTTACTTTAAAGGTTCCGCCGCTAAATCCGCTATACGGGGAAATCCACAACAGAAAAAGTATGGTTTCTGTATACAGAGGAAATACAGAAATTTTTTACGGAGAAGTCCGCACACGCGAGAAAGACCGATTTAAGAACCAACCGGTGAAAGCAACCGGAGCATTGTCTTTCCTTGCTGACAGCATCCTGCCACAGCAGGAATGGCACGATATATCCCCACGAGATCTGTTAGACGCATGGTTACAACTTCACAATAATCAGGTGGAAGACAGAAAAAAGATATATACAGGAGTCGTAACGATCCACGACAGTAATGATTCTTTGTACAGAATTACAGACAGAGAGAACACACTGGAAGCAATCCGGGATAAATTAGTTGACCGCCTGGGAGGATACCTGCGGCTCAGGCACGAGAACGATAAACTGTATCTTGACTGGCTGACTATTCAGGAATACGGAAAATATTGTGAACAGCCTATACAATTCGGGGAAAACCTGATGGATTATTCAGAGACAATGACAGCAGATGATGTTATCACAGCTCTGATTCCGCTGGGGGCAGCAATCGAACAGGAAACAGACGAAAACGCATCCGAATTTGAACGACTTGAAAAAAATATTGATATTACATCAGTAAATGATGGAAAAGACTACATATACAGTAAAGAAGCAGTTGAAAATTTCGGATGGGTATGGAGAACAGAAAAATGGGACGACGTATCAGTTCCGGCAAACCTGTTAAAGAAAGCAACTGAATTTCTGACAAGTAACCAGTATGAAAGTCTTGTTATTTCGCTGACTGCCGTAGACCTGTCTTTATTCGGACAGGATTACGATTCGTTTGACATAGGGGACAGAGTGCTTTGCAATGCGATCCCATACGGAATGAAGAAAGTTCTTCCAGTTATGGAAATGAAAATACCATTGCAACAGCCAGATCAGGCGCAGCTGACACTTGGAGAAAACCTGCAGCAGTCTTTTACAGATCAGACATCCGGAACATTCACACAGATCAGACAAGAGACAACAGACGCAGGCAGAGTTCAGACAGAATGGATGAAGTCTGCAATTGATAACCTTACGAAGCAAATGACGGGAGCGAAAGGTGGATATAAGCTCACCGAATTTGATGAAAACGGTCTCTGGCTCAGAGATCTGTACATGGACGCACCGGATAAAAACCAGGCAACAAATATACTGCAGATAAATAAAAACGGAATCGGAGGTTCACACAATGGCTATGCCGGTCCATATACCGTCGGCATGACTTTAGACGGAACCATTCTGGGAGAGAGAATCCTTGCCGGTTCAATTAAAACAGAAGCCCTGTCAACAGAATGTAAAAATTACATTGAAACAAAAATATCTGACGGGGACTCAGAAAATAAAAAAGCAATATTAAAAGAGGTCACAACGTCCATAGAAGCCATGGATGGGAAAATAACTCTTTCTGTATCAAGTCTGGAGCAGCAGTTAGAAAGAAAATCCGGAAACTGGTATGGAAATTATGAGCCTACTTCCGGAAACAATCCGGCCTCAGCCTGGACAACTGATGAATTGAGACAGGAGCATGAAAGAGATCTCTTTTTCAATACCACAACTGGCTATGCTTATCAGTATCAGAAAAATGATAGTAATGAGTATGGATGGGTAAGGGTAAAAGATAAGGACATTGAAGCAGCTCAGAGTACAGCAGAATCTGCGCTTTCCAAAATCGAGGTCCAGGAGGGACTTATAACTGCAGAAGTGTCAAGAGCAAAAGGGGAAGAGGAAAAGCTCAGATCAGCGATTACAATGACTGAGACAAGCATTCTTTCAACGGTCTCAAAAACATATGCAACACAAGAAATGGCAAACAAGCTCTATGCAGATGCAGTTCAGGAGGGACAGGAAGCGGCAGACTCCGCAGAGAAAAATGCCAAAGACGACACTGATACAAAACTGAAAAACTATTCCACAACGGTTGAAATGAATAGTGCAATCAGCCAGGCAGCAGACGGCATTACGCTGGAAGTATCTAAAACGTACGCCACAACTGGACAGTTGGAAGAAAAGTACACGGACGCGGTAAAAGCCGGTCAGACGGCAGCAGACACCGCCGAGAGTAATGCAACGAAAGCTGGACAGACTGCCGCGGATCAGGCAGAGAAGAACGCAAAAGCTGATACAGATACGAAGTTGTTGGACTATTCAACCACACTGGAAATGAACAGCGCAATTAAACAGGCGGCGGACAGTATTTCTCTGGAAGTGTCGAAAACATATACAACAACCGTGGAAACAGAAGAAAAATACAATGCAGCGGTAAAAGCTGGCCAGGATGCTGCAAACACCGCGGAAAGCAATGCCACAAAAGCCGGCCAGACAGCTGCAGATAATGCGGAGAAGAATGCAAAAGCCGATACAGATGAAAAGCTGAAAAGTTATTCCACAACAGAACAAATGACGGCAGCTATCAAAATGGCGACAGATAATATCACTCTTGAAGTAACTACGGTACGCCAGGCAGTGTCGGAAAAAAACGGTAATTTCTACGGGAGTAAAATACCGACAACATCAAACGAACCAGCATCATCCTGGACAAGTGACAATTTAAAGTCGTTACACATAGGAGATATTTACTATGATATCACAACCGGATATGCGTACAGATACACATACAAGGTACCCGGATTAAAGATCACGTTTTCATCAAACTCCAGAACTGAAAACGTAAATTACGATTATGTAAAGATTTATTATAGTGATAACGGAACGATGAAACTTGCAGCAAAGTTGGGAGGAACTGACATTGCTGGTGCATCTGTTTTCGTCCCATCGGCAGAGTTCTATGTGTACTGGCATACGGACGGCTCAAGCGACAGTTTCTATGGCTTCACTATAGCATCAGTTTCCGGAGCAACCGGAGAAGCAACAGGAACCGCTGAGAGTCTGCCGAGCTACACTGCAACTGAACTGACGAAAGGAACATATCCGGAAAGCCCGAACCATGGAAGTTATGGAAACAATATAAATCTGTTGTGGAAATGTTCTGGAACAACATCAGGAAGCAAAACAGCATCCTGGGAAAGAATCCAGGATCAGGATATAAGCGTTGCAAAAGCTCAGGCGGATGCAGCACAGACAACAGCAAACACTGCAAAGAATACAGCTGACACAGCGAAAAGTACGGCCGAAACTGCAATATCAAGGATTACAGTTGCAGAAAACTCGATTACGTCAGAGGTTTCTCGCGCAAAAGGTGCAGAAAGCGCTCTCGGATCCCGAATCACTCAGACAGAGACGGAAATAGAGTCGAAAGTATCCGCTGGAGAAATTGCATCATCAATAAATCAGACCGCACAGTCAGTAAAGATCAATGCTTCGAAAATAGATTTCAACGGAATCGTAACGGCGAACAGCTATTTTAAGATTTTAACAGATGGTTCAATGGAATGCATTAGCGGCAAAATAGGAGGATTTTGGATTGATTCGACTAGCCTGTATGCATATGCAACAGGAAACTACAAAATGGAAATAAATTCGTCTGAAAAGAAAATGAGAATATCAGACGGTTCGGTTTATCATATTTCGCACAAAGGAACAAATAGAAATACAGTAGTAATTGGAGGTGCTACTACAACAGCACTGTTTGGCGATATTGATTGCGGTGATGGTGATTTTGACAGCATCAAGACGCAATCAATAACAGCCACAACAGCATCAAGCTTCAACGCTATTTCATCATCGTCAACTATAACTGCAAGAGGAAAGATAAAGTCGAGTTCACATATCGAAGCGTCAGGACATTTCTATAACATTGGATCCGGAAATGATCTTTCAGACTTGAGTGTCAGAGGAACTAAGAAAAGAATATTTGACACAAAAGACTATGGAATGCAGGCGTTTTATTGTTATGAGATGGCATCACCTATTTTTGGAGATATAGGAAAAGCAACGATATCTGACGACGGGACTTGTCTGATTGATCTTGATGATATTTTCCAGGAATCCATAAATGCAGAGATTACATATTATGTATTTCTGCAGAAAGAAAGTGATGGGGACTGTTGGGTGGAAGAAAAAGCGCCAACACATTTTGTGGTAAAAGGAACGCCGGGGCTAGAATTTAGCTTCGAGATAAAAGCAATGCAGACAAATTATGAACACATGAGATTCGCAGATGCAAGCGAAACAGCATACGACAGAGCAGTTGAAGAACTTGATCTTGACTATACAGCGGAAGAAATAGAAATATCCGAGCCAGATTATGAAACTGAATTGGGAAATGACAGAGTAACCATTATTAATCAGATGGAGGCAGCAGCATGAAAAAAGTACTGACGAGTTTTATGAATTTATCAACCGGAGAGGGAAGCAGAATCGCATTTACTTATTCCGAAGTTGATGAAAAAACAGGAAACATTATTAGCCAGAATAACAAAGGAAACTTTCTGGTGATGAACACAGAGGTACAGGGACACTTGGATGCAATTAAAGAATATATTGCAACAGCACATTTGAAATAGGGAGGGATAAGAAATGAGCGAAGCTAAAGAAACAGAAAGAAGCATGAAAGAAGATACACCAGAAGAGAAAAAGGTGTCCGAATCGGACACCCCAGAAGTACTGCCTCTTGGAGCAATCCTGGATAAGAAAACAGAAGAGCTTCGGAACGTGATATTTAAAGAAATGGCGCAGGGTGGAATCCCTGCCTCATTAATGGATTATATGCTCACATCTATTCTTGCAGAGGTAAGAGATCTTAAAGCAAAGGAATACTCAAAGCGCATTATCGGTAAGGAGGAATAATAGTGGCAAATGTAAAGAAATACACGGATCAGATCGCAAAAGCTCAGAAAGGACGTGACGTCCGTGATTCAATCGTTAAGGCAATCAATGAAGTATCAGACGAAAACAATGAATACAATCAGGTTAAAGCTGACATTCTTTCAGCACAGTCTGATATTGCGGAGAAAGTAACAAAGAACGAACAGACAGAGCAGACATTTGCAGCAGATGTAAAAAAGGCAGAAGAGTTAAAACAGGGACTTGATACAGACATCACCCAGGGAACGGCGCTCAAGAGCCAACTGGATGCTGCAGTTGAAACGGCAGCCACCAGTAAAAAGAACCTGGACGCATCAAACACAACTGCAGGGCAGACAAAAACTGCCTTAGATGGATCAGTCAGCAACGCACAGACTTTAAAACAGAGCCTTGACTCAGATATTGCTCAGGGAACAACACTGAAAACTGATTTGGAATCTAACATCACCCAGGGAACAGCGCTCAAGAGCCAACTGGACGCTGCAGTTAAAACAGCAGACACAAGTAAGAAGAACTTAGACGCTTCCAACACGGCAGCAGGCAAAACCAAAGCTGCCTTGGATACATCAAACACAACTGCAACCAAAACAAAAACAGATCTGGATGCAACAAATAAGACCGCAACAAGCCTGGATACATCTCTGGGAACTAAAATTACAGAGGGAACACAGCTGCAAGAAGATCTCCAGGAAACCGGAGAGACTGCGGTAAACAACATTCAGGCAGAAGCAAATAAACAGATCCAGAATATTACTGCAGCTGGCGGAGGGATTGAAAACGCATTATCAAACTTTTTTGCCCTCCGCAGGACTGGAAAAGTATATACAACGAGAATCTACAAGTATGACACTTCTACCAGTCCAACAGGCGTGAAACTGAATGACAACGAGGGACTTGTGAGAAAACCGTCTACAAATACTGTGATCGGGCAGGACGATTACAGAGAGATTGGCGTATTCATGCACTTTCCATGTAATTTTACCGTAGATAATAAAGGCTTTAACCATGTAACTGCACTGCAGGGACAACCGGATTTTAGGAAAACTGGAAAGGTGGATGTCGGAGAGGTCACAATGTCCGCATGGGTTGGAATCACAGACAATCCTGAGTATGTAGATTATCATTATTCAGACAGTCCGAACGAAGCCCTTGGCCTTAGACCAATGGGAGAGTCAATTAATCCAGACGGAACAATTTCACCTTTTATGATCCACGGAAAATACGGAGCCGGAGACATTGATGGAGTGCCGTACAGCTCCGCTGGATTGATTCTGGCAAACGGAAGCCAGAAAGGAGGAAAACCAGTATCACACACAGGGCTGATCGCATACATGAGAAAGAAAGGTTCAATGTACGTGGGAACAACAAACTGGGATCTCTTTTACAAACAGCTCATGATGATTATTTTATATGCAACAACGAACAGCCGAAGCGTTATGGCTGGATGCAATTCTTATTCAATGCAGGAAATGGCAGCAGTTGCAGAAACCGGAGTAACAAGAGTGATTCTCCCAAAAGCAAAAGCAAACAATTATATTGTTGGGTCTTATGTATCTGTCGGGGATATTGGTTCAAATACAAATAAAGACAGATATTACGCATACATGCACAATCTTGCATATGACATTAAGATCTTGAAGATCGAACCGGTAGACGATACAAATTCTGCAATATATTTGGATACAGAACCATTCAACACGACATTGACAACCTGCATCTCAACAATGCCGTGGCGGACCGGCTCAACTGACAGCGTGCTTGGATCAGACGGATCACCGTTCTCAAATACAGATAATAAGAATCCATTTAAGATCCAGGGAATCGAAACCGGATACGGGGCTTATGAAGTTCTCAGCAATGTATTTATGGATATTGTTACAGATGAAGACGGAACACCAAAGAGAGACGTATATATCTGTATGGACGCGTCACTGCTTACAACAGATATGAATGCAGCAAAGACACGATATAAGAAAGTAGCGGCTCAGGTAACATACACTGCAGCATCCTGGAAATACATCTCAAAATGCTTTGTTGATCCAGCCCTGGGAATCATGGTACCGACGGAAACAAAAGCCGGAAGTACAACAGGATTCTGCAACGGACTGTATACAGATGAAAGTACAAGTGGACAAAGAGAATGGCTGTCCCTGGGCGTTCTGGGCCATGGCACGATTTACGGCCTCTGGATTTTGCATGCGTACGATGGTGTTGGCAATGCGTACTGGGATATCGTCTCCGGCGTTTCACCGAACGGCACGCGGGGTGAATGGCAGGCGGCAGCCTGACAGAGGGGCCGTCCCCTCTATGTAACTGACAACTAATCAACTGTGAAAAGCAGAATAGCAATAAATTACGGACTTGTAACACGAGGTAGCGGTTCCTGTTCCCTGGCTGTCCCTGGGCAATCTGAACAATGGCACGATTTACGGCCTCTGGATTCTGAATGCGAACAATGGCGTTGGCAATGCGAACTGGAATATCGTCTCCGGATTTTCTTGAAAATGACTTGATATTTGTGTTACATTTCGCTCCGCAGGACGGAGCCTGCAACAGCAGCGTGGGGCATCACCGAAATTTGATTGAAGCCGAACCTTGTGATCGGGAGTATAGGAGCCTGGGACAAGGACCATGAATGCAGTTGATTCATGCGTGGGGTGAGTAAAAAAACCGAAAACCCCTTATATCAAGAAACGAATGAAACGGTATTGTAAAAATATAACATTAGATCAGAACTTTATAACCGCATGTATCTATGAATGCCTGAGCGATAAATGGAACCGTATGGATACAGCCCGATTTCTGGCAAACTATACGAATATTATTACAGCCAGGCAGATACACAGGATTATAAAAGAAAACTTTAAAGACTGGTTACATAATTTAGTCTGCACAGCAGCGGCAGGAATGGAAGAAGAAATAAAACTCAGAAAAGTATCTTTTGATCCTATAAAGACAAGCGCAAGGCTGGATGGAAATTCAGGGAAAGTAAGAGATATAGGCGTTGAGTGCATAAAACAGCAGATATACGATTATGTAGCCACAAACGGCTTAAAAGAATTATTTGTAAGAAAAGTAGGAACTTATCAATGTGCGAGCATTCCAGGGAGAGGACAGATCTATGGAAAAGAAGCAATTGAAAATTGGATCCGCAAGAATCCGGGCAAGACCAGAGTAGCAGCAAAGGGAGATGTCCGGAAATGCTATCCATCCATCAACAGGAGAAAATTGAAAAGAATGTTAGAGAAGCAGGTCAGAAATGAGGACCTGCTTTATTTGACTTTCGTTTTAATTGACTCATTCGATCAGGGGCTGTCAATCGGATCATACTTGAGCCAATGGCTCTGTAATTATTATCTGAGTGCAGCTTATCATTATGCTGCTGAAAAGCTGTTCAAGAGGAAGAAACACCGAGACGGAACAGCAGAAGAAATCAGGCTGATTAATCATGTATTGTTCTACATGGACGACTTCCTACTGATCGGAAGCAGAAAGACAGATGTGAGAAAAGCAATGAAACTCCTGATTAAATACATGAATGAGTATTTAGATCTGACGGTAAAACCAGATTGGAAGCTGTTCCAGATCGACTGGATAGACAAAGACGGAAAACATCATGGAGAACATATTGATATGATGGGATTCAAAATATATCGGGATCACACAGAAGTAAGGCGGAGCATTTTCCTGAGAGGACGCAGGGCATTTGTAAAAGCCGGGAAGTATGCAGAGGAAGGAAAAGCGATACCATTAGATCTTGCGTACCGGTGTATAGCATATTACGGATGGTTCAAACATTCCGACTCTGAATATTTCAGAGAAAAGTATAACGTAGATAAGATATTTGAGAAAGCGAAAAGGAGGGTAAGTCGTGAAAGCAAGATTTACAGAAAAACAGGATCCTGTAACTTGGAATGCGCTGCCTGATGGAAACGTGGATGTAATGATATGTCTGAATGAAAAGACTGTTACAGAAACTTATCCGGATACGGATCCGGAGACAGAACAGACAGTATTCGAATATGATTTTAACCAGTTCCGGGAAAAACAGGAGAAGATCTCAGAGGAAACTGTAAGAGCATCACCGGAAAAATATCTGAAATATATTCCGGAGAAAGAAAAAAGCACTGAACAGAAATTTGCAGAGCAGGCAGAACAGATCGAAATGTTGAAAGACTGCCTGCTGGAAATGAGCGAACAGGTTTATGCGTAGAAATTTAATTATAATGTTATTGAGCAAAGGAGATAAAGAAATGATGGCAAAATTATGGGTTACTGAAATTTTAAGTAAAGATACTATTGAAGAAGCAAAAGAGGAATATAACAGAGTTCCACGTCTGTTAAAAGAAAAGGTAAAAAAACTTCTTATTAATGCAGGCATGGAGGAAATTACTGAGTAATCGGGAAGCATGACTAAATTACAAATTATTAGCAGGCAATGGTCTTCTATTTATGATTTACTGCTGTATATTCAAGACAAAGAGAAAGCAAAACCTCTGGAGGATATACAGCAAGATTTAGACATAATTGAGTATTCCTGCCGCAAATATGCAGACGTAGATGATGAGGAAATAAGCATGGAAAATGAACAGATTTCAAGAGCAGAACATGAGGAGTTCCGCAAAAGAATTGAGGCAGAAGACAACCGACAGAACAGACGGATTGAAATTCTGGAAAACAGTGTTCAACAGCTCCAGGAATTAGTTACATCTGTACAGACGCTTGCAAACAACATGGAGAACATGGTGAAAGAGCAGGGACAGCAGAGCGCAAGACTGGAAGCTCTTGAGTCAAGAGACGGGGAAAAGTGGCGGACAGTAACAAGTTACTTATTAACAGCTATATTAGGTATTGCAGTTGGAATTATTGCAAAACAGTTTGGATTATAAGGAGGAGTAAAATGTTTAAAAATTGCGTATTTAAGCCAAGCGTAGACACAGTGAAATGGTGGAAGAAAGCAGGAATCAGAGCAGTAAAGACAATGGCACAGACTGCAGTGGGCGTGATCGGAGCCGGAAGTGTGATCTCTGCAGTGGACTGGAAGATGGTTGTATCATCTGCAGTAGTGGCTGGAGTTGTAAGTCTGCTCACAAGCGTCGCAGGAATCCCGGAAGTAGAGGCGGACGAAAACCTGAACAACTTGTTTTCTGATGGAACAAAATAATTTTGCACAGCCCGGTATAATGCCGGGCTTTTCCTGGAGGTAAACATGGAAATCAAAGGAATTGACGTTTCCGCCTGGCAGAAAAATATCAACTGGGAAACAGCCGCGAATTACGGTATGGGGTTCGCTATTCTCCGGATCACAGAAGCCGGGAACGTTACAGATAAATATTTTGAAAAAAATTATGAAGCGTGCCAGGAGCATAACATTCCAACAGGAGTATATAAATACTCTTATGCAATGACAATCCCAGAGATTGAGTCAGAGGCACAGAAAATTATTTCTGTATTAGCTGGACGGAAATTGCAATTTCCAGTCTGGTTAGATCTTGAGTGGAACAATCAGAGAGCACTTGGAGCTGAAAGCCTCCACAAAATGACAGAAGCATTTGAAAAGATTATTGTTAAGGCAGGGTATAAGTTCGGAATCTATTGCAATGTAGACTGGTACGAAAATGTAATATGCAGCCATTTGAAAAAGTATGAATTTTGGGTAGCACGCTATCCACAAAACGATAATGGAACATTGCAGGAACGCCTGCGCCCAGACTTCGGAGTAGGATGGCAGTACTCCAGTAAAGCAAAGATACCGGGAATTGCTGGAACGGTAGACAGAAACATATTCTACAAAGATTATGCTGTACAGGAAGGAGGAATCAACATGGATAAAGCGATTGAGAAAGTTATAATGATTGCAAAAAATGAGATTGGATACTTAGAGAAAAAAAGTAACAATCAACTGAACGACAAAACCGCAAATGCAGGATCAGCTAATTACACAAAATATTGGCGCGACGTTTACCCAGGATACCAGGGACAGGCGTGGTGCGCCTGCTTTGTGAGCTGGTGCTTTATGAAGGCGTTCGGATTAGAAAATGCAAAGAAGCTTCTCAAACATTGGCCATATGTATACTGCCCGACCTTAGGAAACCTTTTCACAAGGAATGCAAACCCGAAAGTAGGAGATATTGTGATCTTTTACCGCGGAGGAACTTTTACACACACAGGAATCGTTACAGCAGTAATCGGTGACAGATTCTATACGATTGAGGGCAATACGTCGGGAGCATCTGAAATCGTAGCCAATGGTGGAGGAGTATGCGCGAAAAGCTACCTGAACAGTAAACTCCCTGGAACAAAATTCTGTACACCAGATTACAGTATTGTTAATGGAGAGACAAGCAACACAAAGGAAAATAGTAACACAGTAACAGGAGGTAAATACATGTTTGAACCGGAAACAGTACAGTTAGGAAGCACAGGAACATCCGTATTGCTTTTGCAGGAGATTCTTGTTGCAAGAGGATTCAAAGGAAGAAACAGCAAAGCTCTTGACCTTGACAGAGAAGCTGGGGACAATACTATTTATGCACTTAAAGCATACCAGAAATCAAGAAACGGAGCCTTGGAAGTAGATGGAGTATGCGGACCGGCAACATGGAAAGATCTTATTGCTATCTGA